GGTGCTCAAGGTACCGCAGGTACAAATGGTAGTAATGGCGCTCAAGGTGCTACAGGTGCTCAAGGTACCGCAGGTACAAATGGTAGTGCCGGTGCTCAAGGTAGTACTGGTGCTCAAGGTGCAACCGGACCTGCTGTACAACCACTAGCTACTACTAATAGCCCAACATTTGCCGGACTTACAATTAATGGTGCTATTACAGCAACAGGAGATATTACTGCTTTTTACACCTCAGACCGTAGATTAAAAGACAAAATTGAAATTATCACCGATGCTTTAGAAAAGATCATGTTGTTAGATGGTATTACATATAATTGGAATGATCTAGCCACTGATAAAGATCGTAACGTAAGAGAACCAGGTGTCATAGCACAGCAGGTTCAAGAAGCATTGCCCGAAGCAGTGACTACAAGAGATAATGGATATTTGGCAGTAAGATATGAAAGAATTATTCCATTATTAATACAGGCTATTAAAGAACTGAATATTAAAGTTAATGAGAATAAATCAGCATAATATGTATAAAATAAATATACAATAAACATCACGGAGTTATCTAGTGTCAACGACCAGTAATTACATAAACAAAATTAATCAAGAATACCCTCTACCAGGTCAAGATAATGATAGCAGCGGGTTTCGGAATAATTTTAAAAATATTAAATCAGCGTTAACATCTGCCGAAAGTGACATAAGCAGTTTAAAACTCAGCTCTGTAAAACTTACAGAAACTAATAATTTTAATAATAATATTATTAAAAGAGCTGTATTTCAAGAAACAGCTCTAGCAATATACGACGAAACCGGATCGGTGCAAAGTGGAGATATAACATTAGATTATATTAATGGAAGTTATCAAAAAATTAGAGTTGATGGTGGCACACATGTATTCACCGTAATCAATTGGCCATTAAATTCTAGATCCGGTTCAATTATTTTATCAATAATTACCGATAGCATAAGTGGATCATATGTTGATTTCAGTTCTACAAATTTTACTACACTTGGACCTGATCCGTTACCTGTAGAACTAACTGCCAATGTAGAACAATTTTTTGAATTATGGTGTGATGGTGATTCTAATAATTTATTTGTACGAGGTCTCGGTGGAGGCAATTATCCTAGTGTAGCACAACTTTTATCTGCTGCTTCTATTGCTGTTAGTACAGCAACATCATTAACTATAGGTACAAATGAGTTTTCTACTAGCACATACTATTCTACTAAGATAAAATCTGGAAAACAAGTAGGAAATATAGCCCTTGTTCCTAATCAAATTATAGGTAGAACTACTAATGCACCAGTTCCCGATGTATTAGGAAATTCAACAGCTACAACATTCCCAGTGGTCAGTACTGTTGGAATTATGACCGGTGCTAAATTAAATTTTCCATTATCAACAAGTACAGTATCGTTTACAGTAACTAGTTTTACAACATCCACAGTTACAGTAGCACCTGCATTTGAAGTAAATTCGTTTACACCTGGGGATTATATAACATTTACTAATCCTCAATTTACTGATCAACCTACTGTAATAACATTTAAACCTACTGCTACAACTTCAACAATTTCTGCACCCAATGATCTTAAAGGTCAGATATATGCTAATACAACTACTTTGTTTGTAACTGTCGGTGAACATTCTTATAATACTGTTAATAAGGTAAAGATCAGCGGTGATAATGTTACAATGGTTACACAAACTACCGCTACTAACTCAACTGCATTAGCTACAACAGAATTTGTACATAATATTTTACCTTATGGTTCTATTATTATGTGGAATGGACCTACATCAAAAGTTACCGGAGTTGCTGCTCAATCATTCGGTTGGCAACTTTGTGACGGAACAAACGGAACTCCGGATCTTAGAAATAGGTTTGTAATTGGTGCTAGTACTGATAGATTTAATTCAACAAGTGGCCTAAGTTATGCTGTTACAGAAGTGGCAAATGGTGCTACACAATCAGGAGGTACCTCCGATTCCAATGTAGTAAAACACACCCACACAATTACCGCAGATTCATCAGTAAATGATCCAGGACATAAACACACTATTACTGACCCTGGTCACAGTCACAATAGCCAATATGATCAACGCACGCCAGGCAGTATTGATTATAACGGAGCAGGTAGTGAAATTGGTGGAATGGGTACATCATACGTTTATCCAACTACTACGGCAACTACCGCAATTACCATTGCACAGGCCTATACAGATATTAAAGTAAATACCACAATACTTATCAGCGATGCAGGTGTAGATGGTGTAGGTCAAAATTTACCTCCATATTATGCATTGTGCTATATTATGAAAATTACAGGAACACCTAGATAATTATGTTTCATCCATTATTAGAAGATCCTAGTAAATTAAAAGATCAAGATCTAGATTCTAAAATTTTGGATCTAGGAAAAAAATACTTCATTGCAGCTAGAATGGGGCATGGTGGAGTTGCCAATCAAATCCTTATGGCATTGGATGCATTTAAATACGAACAACATCGTAGACAATATGAATCTACACAAAATTTGGTAAAAAAACAAAACAAAGGTCTTGACGAATTAATCAATATTGATTAAATATCATTTGACATTACCAAACTTACTCTGTACAATGTAGAATACAGAGAATCAAAGTGAAAATCAATGCTTACAATCAAGTAGAAGTTTCTGAAACAGAAGCATTTACTGCATTATACAACAATAAAATTACCAGCCTAAACGGCGTTTTTATTGATAATTCTGACACAATTAAACAGTATAATCAGGCAAAATCTACTAATGCAGACAAGATTCCTACACTTTTTAAACTACTAGAGCCTAACCTTTCATTGGAAGAATTTGATACAAATTTACAAGATGATTGGTTTATGCCCGAAAGTTATAAACCTGCATCATTTAATATAGTAGAATATTTGTTATCATTATGTAAAAGTGATATAGAAACTAATAGAGTATTGGATGAATTAAAACTGTTTGCTCAATATAATATGATTGATCTGCTATGTTATCTTAAATACTTGGTAGACACTATGAGAAAAAATAACATTCTATGGGGTGTTGGACGAGGTAGTAGTGTAGCTAGTTATTGCCTATATCTATTAGGTGTACACAAAGTAAATTCAATAACGTATGATTTAGATATACGAGAATTTTTAAAATAAGGAGACTATTATGGGATACAAATCAATGCAAGGTCGAGATGTCGATCTCGATAAATTAATGAGCCAAAATGAACTAATGCCTGCTATCGGTAATATGAAAGTCAATGCTCGAGGTGACGAATTAGGGCCAGGTGGGCAAATTATTCGCAGACGTGAAGATGTTGTTGCAGAGTATTATGAAGATAATCCAAATGCTAGATCTTCCCCTGCACCAATTGTAGAAACTCCAGAGCCAGTGGTTGTAAAAGAAACAGCCCCTGCTAAACAATCAAAAAAACTTGATCTAGAGGAATAAATGAATACAGTAGAAGGAAAATTACTACCATTAGGTGATAAAATTATTGTCAGCGGAATGGAGTTTGGAATGGAGAAAACTGCCAGCGGAATACTATTACATTCTGATGACGGAAAAAGTACTGGTATTCATCCACGATGGGCTAAAGTATTTGCCATTGGTCCAGATCAGAAAGATGTAAAAGTAGGTGAATGGGTATGTATTGAGCATGGACGTTGGACTCGATCAATTGATTATCGATCACCAGAGGGTGAAGAGATGGAAATTAGATTGATCGACAATAATGCTATCTTGATGAGTGCAGATGAAAAACCAGATGGAATTGCACAAAGAAGTCAAACAGTAGGTGCTGGTTCAAACTTTAACTTTAACATACCTGGAATGTAATTATATATTGGAATAAAAAGGGTCTTGACGGGCCCTTTTTTTATGACTATAATAGTTTTATGGGATTTAAAAAACCTTTAGATGTAGCTGGTATCGCTCAGCAAATTAATTCAGCTTCCTACGAATGTTCAAGTTCATTAAATGACGGATTTACTGCTTGGGAAATTAAAAAAGATTTATACCAAATAAAAGAAATATTAGAATCTGCTATTCGTAGATGTCCAACGTTTGGCCCAGAAGAAGAATGGCTTCGTGAACAAGAAAAGAAAAAAGTGATAAAGTATCTTAAAAATGATATTCAATAAAATAAAACAATTAAAACAAGATGGATTAAAAGTTGGAGTAGTCTTTAGTTCATTTGATTTATTCCATGCAGGTCATGTAGCAATGCTAGCAGAAGCCAAAAATCATTGCGACTACCTAATTGCAGCACTACAAACAGATCCAACTATTGATCGACCAGATAGCAAGAATCCACCAATCCAAAGTATTGTAGAACGTCAAATACAGGTCAGTACAAATCGAAATGTGGACGAAGTAGTTGTATATCAAACAGAAAAAGACCTCGAAGACCTATTGCTTATTCTTCCTGTTGATGTTAGAATATTAGGTGTAGAATATAAAGATAAAGACTTTACAGGTAGAGAAATTTGCCTCAGACGTGGAATTGAAATTGTCTATAACGGGCGAGATCATTCCTTTAGTAGTAGTAGTCTACGCAAACGTGTAGCAGAAGCAGAAGGAAATAAAAAATGAAAGAATTTACAGTTAAAGAAGATCAAGCATTTAGAGTTCGTGTTAAATCATGGAAATGCCTTACACCTAATACATTAAACGCTGTTGAATTTATACAGGAATGTATAAAGGACGGCAAAGTTGAGTTCTCATCCACTTATCAATTTTTTATGACAGATGAAGAAATGAAAACATTAGCACAAGGTCTAATATCATGAACTGGTTAAAAAGACGACTACGTATATGGGCATTTAGTTCTGATGCAAATGAAATTGCACAAACAAATAAGGTGTCAAAAGGAATTGCTATAACATCAGATGGCGAAACACTCAGTTCCGAACCATTGCGTCTAAGTATCTATCGTGCTAACGGTGGAACTATTGTTGAGACTCGTGTTTATGATCGTCAGAAGGATCGTAGTCAAAATCAACTACACATTGTAGGACACGATCAGGATCTCGGACATAGCATAGCAAAGATTATTACTATGGAGTCATTGCGTGGATAATTTTGAAGTACAACCCAAAGATACTAGCAAGGGACATTTTTATGTCAGCCTTGTAAAGAGTGCTATTCGTATTGTAGCAGGTGCTTGCTTAATCAGTGGAAACTTGCTAATGGCAGGATATTGTCTTATAATGGCAGAAATGCTGGGCGTTGTTAAGGAATTGGTATGAAGAAATTATGGGTCGAGGCATATAGGCCAAAAAAAGTCAGCGATTATGTGTTTAAAGACGATGCACAGCGCAGACAAGTTAACTCGTGGATCAAAGATGGCAGCATTCCACATCTGTTGCTAAGTGGTGCTGCTGGTATTGGTAAAACTACATTGGCCAAAGTATTATGCAATGAACTTAATATTGAAGAATACGATGTACTTGAGATTAACGCAAGTCGTGATAACAATGTAGATACTGTACGTGATAAGATTATTAACTTTGTACAGATGATTCCGTTTGGGCCTTTTAAGGTAGTATTATTAGATGAAGCAGATTATCTTACACCTAGCGCACAGGCAATCCTACGTGGAGTTATGGAGACCTACAGTAACCATAGCAGGTTTATTCTTACTTGCAATTATCCGAATAGAATTATTCCTGCTCTGCATAGCCGTTGTCAGGGCTTTCATGTGGACAAGACCGACCAAACAGAATTCACTGCTAGAGTAGCAACTATTCTTGTAGAAGAAAACGTAGACTTTGACCTTGACGTATTAGATACCTATGTTAAACTAACTTATCCAGATTTGCGTAAGTGTATTAATATGGTACAACAAAATGTCAATGGTGGTAGATTGTTAACCCCAAGTGCAGGCGAGGAAGGTGTCGCTGACTATAAAGTTGAGATGGTTGAGCTATTTAAGAAGGGTAAGATCAAAGAAGCACGTACATTGTTATGCGGTCGTGCTCGCCCAGAAGAAATGGAAGAAATATTCACTTGGATGTATACCAACTTAGATTTGTTTGGAAAGACTGAAGAACAAAAAGACCAAGCATTGTTGATTATTAAACAAGGATTAGTTGATCACACATTGATTGCTGATCCAGAGATAAACCTTGCGGCTTGCTTAGTGAAGTTGGCCCGTTTACAATAAACAAACCGCACAGTCGATTGCAGGTCGATTACTGTGCGGTTTGTCTTTTGTATTAAGTGTTTATGTTACTCGTTGGCATCTTCCTTATAGATTTTTAATACTTCTTTCACAACTGGATGTCTTTCCACATCGCGAGTTCCGAACTCAGCCATAGCAATCATACGATAATCACCCCCTTCTCCGTATAAATTACAAAATTCTAGCAAGCCATTCTCTCGTGGTCTATCTGCTTGATTTAAGTCACCAGTGACAACCATTCTAGATCCATCACCTAGTCTGGTCAATAACATTTTCATTTGACTCGGAGTAGCATTTTGCATTTCGTCAGCAATGACGAATGCGTTTTTAAATGTTCTCCCTCTCATATAGGCTAGTGGTGATATTTCTATCACACCGTCCTCTAGCATCTCTGCTATTTCTTTTGGATGATAATATTCTTCAAATACATCCATAATAGGTCTTGTCCAAGGTTCCATCTTTTGATTGAGTGTCCCTGGTAAAAACCCATGATCTTCATCTACTGATACTGCCGGCCTTGTTATGATAATCTTTGTAATCACCCCCTCTTTGTACAGTTTAATGGCCATTTGTACACCCAGCATAGTCTTGCCCGTGCCTGCTGGCCCGATAGCAAAAACAATATATTTCTTGGGATTTTTTAGCAGTTCTAAGTAATGTTCCTGACTTAAATTTCGTGGAACCATCACAACCTGCTTGTTTCTTTTCAGATAAGGCTTGAGTTGAATCAAGTTACCTGCATCAGGAGTGAATCGAGGATCTCGACTCATATTCTGATTTTTTTCGTGTCTCTTTGCTCTAGGCAATTTTACCTCCCATTTTAGTGAAGATCGACCTGCATAGATATTTACAGAATAGATATAAAATAGTGCTCAAATGGTACTAAAATGAAACCATCGATATTAGGAAGTTTTAGAACTTATCAAGTATAAATATACTATAACGGGAAAACCTATGCACGATATTATCGATGTAATTAAAAATTTACAAACCCTTAGTGAGAATAACTCAGCATTTAAAGTACTCAAAGACTTTGAAAGAGTTATAGACGAATTAGATATCTATGTATTTAAAAACTGGGACGAGGGAGAATTAGTCTCCGGTCCGGATGTGTCTAGATACGGAGTTACATGTTCATTTATGTGGGCTTCTGATGAAATGCCAGACCCAGAAGGCGCAAAACGATTATCTAATTACGGTTGCCAAGTAATATATAAAAAAGAAAATATATTAATTCCACGTAAGATTAAAGAACCCAGTGACTTTAGACCAGGGACAAAGAAAGGTAAAATTGATGCACATCCTATTTGGATTGTAGAAATTACCATGCCTAAGAAATTAATGCAAGATGTCTATGTAGGCAAGGATAATCAAGAGCATAATAAACAGGCTGAATTAATGAAGTATAGTAATAATGTGGGAATGACCGCAGACGAAGCAGCTCAGGAGGCGCCACAAGATGTCGAACAACCAGCACAATAATTTTTTAGCAGAAAGTCTTAGATCAGGTGATCTAAAAGAGTATGTTAGTGATTTATTCACTGTAGATCAATATAGTAGTAAAATGGGCGAAGATAGTGACATAGTGGTGCTAGGGTTCCGTGTCAAAGAAAAAAATCCTGCTATAGATTTGATGGAATTTATTGAAAAAGGTTATTCATTTATTCTTGATGCTGATATGAGTTCCGGAGAAGAAGACGACGGACAATATCAAGTGTTTGTAGAAATGGAAAGAAATACTGAACTACCACAAAATATGAATGAATTATTACGTGGTATTGGACAATTATGTAATTGCAACGATTGGAGATTTAGATATCAAAAAAATTCCAGTAGTGTAGAATTCAACGTAGATGCTGTTATGGAACATATTCCAACTACTCCAGAAGAATATAATTCTAAAATATTAGAAATTAAAACATCAGATATTAAAGAATTCTTTAATCAGGGCGCTACCGAAATTACATTAGAATCAGATAATACTATTACATTTAGTAAACATTATGCCGGAGATATCAGTGCTAAATTTATTTCAATTGGTAACTATGAAGATGTTAAAAAAACAGTACCGGGACATATTAGTTTAGATGAAAACAGTCATGGCCAAGTTATGTTTTTAAATAAGTATCTAGGAAATTACGATATTAATAAAATTGGTAATAAATTTTTAATTAAAAATGGAGATAGGGCAGTAGTGTTAGAAAAAGATAGGTGGTAATATGTGGTTAATGAATTTTTTACCTAATTGGATATTCCATGCCATACTACTAGCAGGTGTGCTAGGACTAATTGCTAGCCTTGTATTAAAATTTATACCAGTGATTAGCACTTACAAATTGCCCATACAAATTGGCGCAATACTACTAATTGTAATAGGTGTTTGGTTTGAGGGTGCTATAAGTAATCAAGAAGCTTGGGAAGCTCGTGTAGCAGAAATGAAAGTTAAAGTTGCAGAAGCCGAAGCAAAATCAGAAAAAGTCAATACTAAAATATTAACTAAAACTATTAAACAACTTGAATTAGTTCATACCAAAGGTGAAGACATTATTAACTATGTTGATCGTGAAGTAGTTAAAGATAAAGAAGTAATTAAATTTGTTGAGAATTGTCCTATTCCACAAATTATTATTAATACACATAATGCAGCAGCATTAAATCAACCCATTGAGGTCAATAAATGAAATTAATTAAATTACTTGCTTTTGCATCTATTTTATTAATTACAGGATGCTCTACCACAGTTCCAGTAACTGCTAGATTTCCAGATGCACCTATATTGATATTAGAAAAATGCCCTCAATTAAAAACTATCGAAGGCGAATCTGTTAGTATTGTTGATTTTACAAAAACTGTAACATTAAATTATACAACATATTATGAATGTGCTGTAAAAAGTGATGCCTGGATAGAATGGTATTATGAACAAAAGAAAATATTTGAAGAAATAAAAGGAGACTAATATGTTAGAAACATTATTTTGGTTAGCATTAGGAGCATTTGTAGGTTGGAATTTTCCTCAACCAGAATTTGCTAAAAACATTCAGGCAAAGGTTGTTGCCGCGTTTCGTAAGGAGCAATAATGTCAGATTTTATTTTAAGAAAAGAACAACTAGCACAACTTATTCCCGGTAATCATTATATCGATCATTGGTATGATGCATTGTCACAAGCATTGCCAGATTATGATATTACTACTCCACAGCGGGTAGCAGCATTTTTAGCTCAATGTGCTCACGAAAGCGGCGGATTTACTGCCATTAAAGAAAACTTAAATTATCGTGCTGTAACATTACGTAAAGTGTTCCCTAAGTATTTTCCCAGTGACGATATTGCTAACGCATATGCAGGTAATCAAGAAATGATTGCTAATCGTGTTTATGGCGGACGTATGGGCAATGGTGACGAACATTCAGGTGATGGATATCGTTATTGTGGTCGCGGATTGATCCAATTAACAGGCAAACAAAATTATCAAAATTTTGCTGATAGTATTCAAATAGCAGTAGAAGATGTTCCAGAATATTTGGCCACATTTGAAGGTGCTGTACAAAGTGCTTGCTGGTTTTGGGAAGCTAATAATTTAAATCAATTTGCAGACAGTGGTGATATTCTAACAATGACCAAACGTATTAATGGTGGAACTATTGGATTAGAAGATCGTATCAAACACTATAATCATGCATTACATGTCCTAGGGGCATAATATAACACACTAAGGAGCAGAAGATGGCAGAGGAAAAGAAACCATTATCACGTAGCGAACGTGAAGCACAGATTAAAGACAAATCAGGATTGGTTATTGTCTTTATGGCATTATTCTTGGCAGGCAATACTTACCTTGCTAATAACTTTAGCGGAATAGCACAGACTAACTTACTAAAGGCCAGCAACACTTATGGATTTTATCAAGCTAAAAGTATCAAGCAAAGCATTGCTGAAGGACAATTAGAAGATGCTAAACAAGCCAAAGACAAAGAACGTATTGCTAAATTAGAAGCAAAGATTGCCCGTTATGAAACTGATCCTGAAAAGGGCGAGGGCAAAAAAGAACTTCTAGAAAAAGCACGAGCACAGGATGCTGCTCGTGAAGAAGCAAGGTTACACGCACCTTGGCTAACATTCTCAGGTATGTTATTTCAACTTGCAATTGTATTGTTATCCGCTGCTATCTTGGCTGTTAATAACAATATGTATAGAGCTAGTTGGGTAGTTGGCGGATTAGGATTAATCTTAATGTCGCAAGGCTACTGGCTTTGGTTTTAACTTAACTGCATACTTAACTATATAGCTTGCTCCTTTAAATAATAGCATACTATTATGGAGCAAGCTAATGTGGATTTTCAAACCTGGTATTCTGATATCCGCATTTTCGGTGCTGATTCTTACGGCATCATCAGATCCTAATACTCCTATAATTGCTCCACAAGATAGCCACCATTGGAGGAAACTTGAAAAAGTTTGCGAGGAAGGTAGGAAAACTTATGGTGCTAACGAATTTGTAGAGAATGGCAAGGTATGCCGTTGGACCATGGTTCCTTATTGGCCCAAAGATAAAGGTACAGAGAAGTAATGGATCCGCTAACTATATACGCAGGGGCACAAGCCACTATAGCAGGCATCAAAGGTGCCATTGCCATGGGCAAAGATATCAATAATTTAATAGGCGAAGTTAGCAAATTCTATAATATGGCAGATCAGGTACACGTTGCTAGTACCAAAAAGAAAATTGAAAGTATTAAAAAAAGTGATAGTCAGATTGCTGCCGAAGCATTGCAAATTGCTTGGGCATCAAAAAAGTTGCGTGAGGATGAACGTTATTTAAAAGATATGTTAATCTGGAGTGGCAATGATGATGTATATTATGAGATGATTGCCGAACGTACTAGAATGGCTAAAGAAAGGGCAGATCAAGAAAGATTAGAAGAAGAACGACTACAACGCCAAAGAGAGACAATGGGAGAATTAATAATGAACACATTATTGTTTATTGCTGCTATTGCTTGTATTATTCCAATCGGTGCTTTATGTTGGCAATTCTTGGTTGTCAGGTAGTTTTATGTAAAAAATGGATAAATATCAGTACACTTAACGGAGTATCCCATGGCAGACGAAACCGCAGAAAAAATGAGCGCGAGCGAAAAGAAAAAAGAAGATTGGATGAATAGTAAATGGCGTCCAATGATGGGTTGGATGTATATGCTGATCTGTACCATGGATATGGTAGTATTTCCAATCTTATGGAGTCTGTTACAAAGTATAAGCCACGGAGCAGTTAATTCACAATGGCAACCATTGACACTACAGGGTGCTGGATTATTCCATATTGCAATGGGTGCAGTTCTTGGTATTGCCGCGCACGGTCGTACTCAAGAAAAATTAAACGGTGCTAACAACGGCGGGTTGGGCCAACCAGGGTTAGGAACAACTTATGTTCCTCCACAATCAACACCACAAGCAGGAGGTATGAATAATGGCGGATTCAATTCACCGGCAGGCGGCTCAACAGCATTTGGCGCGCCGGCAGCAGGAGGCTTCGGCAACTCCGGCAGTTTTGGTTCACCAAGTCCCGCAGCATCAACAGGATTTGGTAGCAATACAGGCTTTGCTAGCAATACAGGATTTGGAGCGACAGCGAATCCAGCACCAGCAGTCATGACAGGATTTGGAGGCAAACCTGCTCCAATGCAAGCACCACAACCAATGTTATAAGGAAACATAAAATGAAAAAATTATTAGCAGTATTACTCGTAGGCGTGATGTCCAGCACAGCTTTTGCTGGTGGAGAAATGAAAGAAGTATGCCACGATAAAATGGACAAGGCAGGCAAGCCTGTAATGAAGGGCGGCAAAGCTGTTCAAGAGTGTAAAAAAATTAAAGTACACAAAAAACTTGAAGGCAACGATGCCGTTCCAGTTAAGAAATAAAAACTCTTGACATAACTTAAAAGGTATAGTATAATCTACTATACCTTTTTCTATTATGGATCATTACTCAACATTAGGCGTAGATCGAAATGCAAGCCCAGAAGATATTAAACGGGCTTATCGTAAATTAGCCAGTCAACATCATCCAGACAAAGGTGGTGATAAATCTAAATTTCAAGATATTCAAGTAGCATATGATACGTTGAGCAATCCGGACAAACGAGCTCAATATGATAGCCCGCAACCACAATTCCAGCAAGGTGGGGTTCCTCCGGGATTTGATGATATGTTTAGTCATATGTTCGGTGGTCATAACCCATTTGGTGATATTTTTGGTCAACGTAGACAACAACCACAACGTAATAAAACATTGAATATACAAACTAGTATATCTTTAGAAGATGCGTTTTATGGAAAAAATATTATGGCCAGTGTAATGTTACCAAGTGGCCGAGAACAGATAGTAGATATAAAAATTCCTGCTGGAATACAAGACGGAACAACTCTACGATGTAATGGTTTAGGTGACGATAGTATTTCAAATATTCCTAGAGGGGATATACATTTATCTGTGCATATACAACCACATCATATATTTCAAAGACGTGGTGAAGATTTAATGTGTACGTTAGATATTAATTGTATTGACGCTATGCTAGGAAAAACTATGGAAGTAAATACTATAGATGGTAAAAATTTAGAAGTTACAATACAACCGGGAACACAACCAGGCCAGATATTGGCAGCACACGGATATGGTATGACAAATATTAATAATACTAATAGAGGACGAATGCTGTTGAATATTAATATAACTATACCAACTAACTTAACAGAGCAACAAAAAGATTCTATTAGACAAATTTTTCCTTAAATATTATTATGTTAAAAATACTTAATTTCCCCACACCTGCACTAAGAGAAAAAATACCAGATTTTGATTTTAATAATCCTCAGGTAAATCCTGTTGAGCTTGAACAATTATTGATTGATACTATGTTTGCACACGACGGAATAGGACTTGCTGCAAATCAAGTAGGTATATCTGCTAGGGTGTTTGTTATGGGTCACAAAGATAATCCAGAAGCTGCACAGGCATTTTTTAATCCTATAGTACTAGCCAATGTAGACGAAATTGATGATCTGGAAGAAGGATGTTTGAGTTTTCCTGGAATTTATGTTAATATTAAACGTCCTAAGAAAATACTTGCCCGTTGGCAAAATAGTCAAGGGGAGTGGCAGGAAAGTGAATTCGACGGATACAATTGCAAGTGTTTCTTACACGAGTTAGATCATTTGGAGGGAATTGTATTCCAAGATAGAGTCAGCGTACTTAAATGGGCACTGGCAGTTAAAAAAACCAAAAAAAGGAAAGTTAAGTAATGTTGGAACCAAATAAAGATCTAGAAGAAATCTTTGAAAAAGCTGTGCAGGTAGCCAGCGTAAATAATCATGAATATATAACACTAGAACATTTCTTGTTCAGTATGTTAAACAATGATCCATTTGTAAAACTATTAACTACGTTTGGTACAGATGTAAATGTGTTAAAGAGTGATGTAGAAGAATATATTTCTAATGGTCTAAAAGAAATTGTCAACAGTAATATAGATAAACCTAAAAAGACCGCTAGCGTGGATAGAATGTTAAACCGCGCATTTACCACAGTACTATTCAGCGGTAGACAAATAATTGAACCAGCAGATTGCTTTATTAGTATTTTTGCTGAAAAGAAAAGTCATGCAAATTTCTTTGTACGTAAAGCTAATATTGATAAAGATCAATTTATTAACTTTATTAAAAAGGAAATTACTAAAGAAGATACTGGTGCAGATCCTCAGGTAAGTCGTCAATCATCTCAATTAGAAAAGATGTTGACACAATTCTGTACTAATCTTACCACTAAAGCTAAATCTAAAAAAATTGATCCAGTTATTGGTCGTGAAAAAGAAATTGAAGAAATAGAACTTGTATTAGCCCGTCGAAGCAAATCTAATGCTATTATGATTGGTGACCCCGGTGTGGGCAAGACTGCTATTGCAGAAGGTCTAGCACGTAAGATATTAGAAGGATCTGTACCTAAATTTATTCAAGATCATACTGTTTATAGTTTAGATATTAGTGCTATGCTAGCAGGTAGCAAATATCGTGGAGACTTTGAAGAACGGTTAAAAGCTGTAATCAATGGCCTTGAAAAGAAAGGTAACTGTATTCTATTCATCGATGAGGCACATATGATGAGTGGTGCAGGTGCTGCTAATGGTGGCAGCAATGATATGGCTAATATGCTTAAAAGTGCGTTAGGACGCGGAACTATTAAAGTAGTTGCTTCAACTACTTGGGAAGAATACCGTAAACACTTTGAAAAGGATCGTGCATTGATGCGCCGATTCCAACGTGTTACCATTGATGAGCCAGACGAGGCAACATCTATTAAAATTATTAAAGGTCTTAAGAAATATTATGAAAAACATCATAATGTTAAGATCACAAATCAGGCAGTAATTGATTCTGTAAAATATAGTATCAAATATATTGCAGATAAAAAATTACCAGATAAAGCTATCGACTTAATCGATTGTGCTTGTGCTAGATTTAAAATTCGTGACGAAGAGGGCGGTATTGTTGATCATGAAGAAATTTTATTTGAAATCAGCAAAATTGCCAACTTGCCATTAGAACAAGTTAGTAATAAAGAAACTTCCGGCCTAAGCAATCTTGAAAAGAATATGAAGGCAAAAGTATACGGACAAGAGAAAGCCATTGATACATTGTTAGACAAAGTGTTTATTGCACAGGCTGGACTAAAGTCTCCTAACAAACCAATTGGTAGTTTCTTGTTTGTTGGTCCAACTGGTGTAGGTAAAACAGAAGCTGCTAAACAATTAGCGGCCAATTTAAATACCAAATTGATTCGCTTTGATATGAGTGAATTTCAAGAGAAGCATAGTGTGGCTAAGTTTATCGGTAGTCCTCCTGGATATGTAGGCTTTGAAGATAATGCCGGGCAACTTGTTACTAGCCTTCAAGAAAATCCTACCTGTGTTTTATTGTTAGATGAAGTTGAAAAAGCACATCCCGATGTGTTAACTGTTATGCTACAATTAATGGATAATGGTTTTATCACAGGTAGTAATGGAAAGAAAGCCGATGGCCGTAATGCTATTATTATTATGACCAGTAACTTAGGTGCCGCCGATGCCGAGAAGAATAATGTAGGGTTTGGTAGTCTAGAGAGAGATAGTGATCCTAAGGATGCTGTTAATAAATTCTTTGCTCCAGAATTCCGTAATCGTTTAGACGGTATGATACGCTTTGGAAAATTAGATAATGCTACAATGATTAAAGTTGTTAAGAAATTTATCGACGAACTTAATGCATTAGTTAAAGACAAACACATTCATGTTAAACCTAATACTGAAGCAATTGATTTCTTAATTAAGAAAGGATTTGATTCTAAAATGGGAGCTCGTCCATTACAGCGCACCATTGATGAAATGATTAAGAAACCATTGAGTAAAGAAATCTTGTTTGGAAAGTTAGTCAATGGTGGTGTAGTTGAAATAAGTGTAGAGGATGATAAACTTAAACTAAACATTATAGATGTACTGTCGACAGAAAAACTCAAGGCAGAAAAGAATGCAGATACAGAAGCTGAAATCCAGTAAGTTATTCTACAATAAATGGCCTTACAAGATAGAATGTAAAATCATTGGGGCCAGTAGATTATCTTATCTCGGTGCAGAAGCTTGTAAATTGTTTTGTACAGGAGAACTAACAGACTCCCTTCCGTATTGGATTCGTAATTATAAAATCCCAGAAGCGGATAGGAAACAATTATTACATTTTACTAATAATGCAGAACCCTTTTTAAAACTCAAGGATCAATTACAAATACGTACAGAAAATAAACAATTTAATGTTTTTTGTAAAGATAAAGTATTATTAGAAAATATATATAATGCATTAAAACCTTGGGTAATTAATGTCTACGGACCATCTACTGATCAAGAACTTAACTTTATGTTAGATAATGGTCATAAGAAAATCTTAACAGATACCTTACCTAAAAATGGATATCAATATAAAATTTATTTAAAAGAAACTTTGGAATTAGATAAACGATTGGATTTTTTAGTTTGGTTAGAAAAATTCCCCGATAAGGTAATTATATCAAAAACTACCAAGTATTGGTTGACGGGCGGAAGAAAATGGTCATATAATCCATTTATGTATATCAAAGATGAAAAAATGTTAATGATGATTGGATTGTATACTAGTCAGATCAAAAAAATTGAAGAATTTATACCAAGATCTAACATAAATACTTGTCTAGATCAGGAATAACCATGTCAGCATTAAGCCAAAGCCTAAATTTTTTACATCAAAATACCAGTACGGTTAGTGTTGTCTATCCTAATACCGCAACCACAACTATGGTATATATTAGTGATAAAGCCAAAGGTGACGGATATTATGGTAGCAGCGATGGGATGCATACTGCTATGTATACAGCAACAATGAATTTTGTTGGTACCATAACTATGCAAGCTACCCTAGCTTCTGAGCCTATAGAAGCTGATTGGTTTAATGTTACAGGTACTTCTGTAAGTTATGATGTACTCAACGATCGTCATACTAGTACTGTAGATTACTGCAATTTCACTGGGAATTTTGTCTGGGTACGCGGTTATATTGCTATAGATGCCGGTAGTGTAGACTCTATTCTCTACAATCACTAATTTTCCATTTGATTAATTTGTAATAAATACTCTATACGGAGAGTATTATGTAGCTTTGCGGCTTTTTATAAGTCAATAATCTGCAATAAGGAACAATTATGTTATTAAATGAATTTTTTGGTAAGCCTATTAATGTCGGTGAAGAGATGTCAAAAGATCGCGAGGACAAAAATATAGGTGACGAATTGTTTTGGTATATTGTAGATCACGATAAACTACACAAAGATTACTTCATGCCATTGGCCAAAAAAATTCATCGTGAACATAAATCAAATAAGTTAGATAAAGAAAAGACCGTGGAAGAATTTATGCCAATGGTAAAGAAAGGTTGTATGGAATTTTATCATCATAAGAAAATGAAAGATAATCCTAATAAAACTTTTACCAAAGAAATTTGTAAAGAACTATGTGAAAAATTATATGATCATTACCGTGAAGGTATTGTCAAAGACGAATATAAGTTAGGACAATAAAATGCAATTAAATGAAGGCGGAAATATTTGGGATGATGTAGTCACTGGTTTTGATCCATCAGTAATTGCTAAACCTTTAGAAGATGTAACACAAAAATATCTAAACGATGTTGGTGTAGAAGTCTATGTTGTAGGTAGTGGTTACGAACCGAGAAAAGATGCTCAAGGTAATCCAGTTCCAAGTAACGACTTAGATGTTATGATTGACTTGCCTATCAGTATGCAACATTTTGGAACTAAAGATAGTTCTACAACACGCAAAGCATTAGCGGCACATTTAAATCAACAAGGCATTGAAACAAAACTAGCAGGTGTAACAGTTCATAGCCGTATCCCATTAGGTAACAAATTTTATCAAGTAGATATTAAAGTCGTTAACAATGCTGCAAAGGTGGCACAGTTTCATAGACACGAAATTCCACAAGGTAGTCCATACAAGGGTGTTAATAAACAAATGATTATGAACACATTGGCTACTAGTAAAAATATGTTATGGTCACCAGATGAAGGTTTATATGCTCGTGATGTTGCTGGTAAGAAAGCAAACTTGCTAAGTGATGAATGGGATACTATTGCACAATACTTATTAGGCAAAGGTGCTACTGGAAAGGACCTAGGCAGTGTAGAATCTATTATGGCTAAAATTCCAGACGGGGCTGCAAAAGACGAAATATTAGCCAAAGCAAAAGCTAGTTCTAGTTGGCAAGCTGCAACTCCTACAGTGCAAGAAGGTAGTCGCGAATGGTTTAGATTCTTGATGGATCATATACTATGAAAATAAGAGAACTGCTGTCAGAAGCCGCGGCTCCTACTGTGGGTCGTAAATATCAACACATCGAAGATCTAGTATTCACTAATGGCAGTGATGGTGGATTACACGCTGTTGAAAGATTACACAGTATGGCCAAAGAAGGCGGTAATGTAGAACTTAAATGGGATGGAAGTCCTGGCATCTATTGGGGTAGAGACGAACAAGGTCGCTTTAGTATGATTCCAAAAAATGCTTGGGAATATCTCAAGCGTGGTAAGACTGAAGTTTCTCCAGGTGTACCCACTGCAATGTATAGCCCGGAAGATATTAAAAACTTTATATTAGGTACTGGTAAACCAGGAACACCTGAAAAGGCCACACAGCGACAAGCATTTGCACAAGAACTAATGGAACTATGGCCCTACTTCGAAAGTGTTAGCCCACAGAAAGGGTATGTGGAAGGTGGATTGTTATTCTATCCCAGCAAACCTGCACAGTTAAATCCCAGTACACAGGAATATGATTTCCAACCTAACATAACTAAATTCCATATTCCAGTAGCTAGTAAACTAGGTCATCGTATTAAGAATGCCAAGATCATGGTTGCTGTCACAGGTTTCTATGATACGTTGGGCAGCGGTAAAGAAGGCCGCTATCCCAACGCTGAAAAATTAAGTACACCGGATGTCATTGTACAAGGTGCGGTCTATGTGGAAAAAGCAACAGATACAGAGATAACAGAATTAGCCAAAGTTGAACAATTTATTTCTACCAATGCTGCCGCCATAGATATGTTCCTTGCTCCTAAGCCAGGATTATCTAAACCTGGTGACATATTATACACGTTCTACAATCAAAATCTTCGAATACCCGGAGTTAAAGATAAGTTCCAAGATTGGGTCACTGCTAATGTATCAGCAGGACAGGCTCAAAAAATTCTTGCAGACCAGAAAGGTCTTAATGCTGTTCTAACTTCTGTAGATATGTTGAGCAGAGAAAAACTACAGTTGATTAGTAGAATCAGCGCACGTACACACGGTGATATACGACAAACTAAACCTGAAGGATATGTACAAGCACATCCAGGAACACCGTTTAAGAAAGATTTACCGGGTCAATTTGTAAAAGCCATCGATCAAGCTAATTGGGCTCCAAGGAAAGATTAATATGTTATTAAGAAACTTATTTGAATCAACAAATAAAACCGCCGTATTAGGTTGGGGTCGTGGTATGGGTCATAAAGGCCATATGCTATTAGCTCAAGCTGTTATACATCATGCAGCACAGATTCACGCAGAACCATTCTTTGTAGTATCAAGAACAAGTGTAATAGATCCTAGTACAGGAGATATATGGTCTGATAGAGCTAAACTTAACAGAACTAAAGATGATCCACTAACACCTGATGAAAAATTAGCAACATATAAAAAAGTATTCCCAGACCAAAGTCATATATTTTCTGTGGCCTCAGAAGATGCTACTAAGTTAGAACAAGTTATAGCTAAACTAGTACAACAAGGATTTAAAAATGTTGTATTGGTAGTTGGCGAGCAAGAGACTAGCGGATTAAGTTATCTAACCAAACCTGATAAGAGTGGTACAAGCCCTATGCAACAGATAGGACTAAATGATTTACAAATTATTAGTAGACAAACTACTAAGGCTCCCGGA